GCCCCGCTTACGCGGGGCCCTAGGCGACGTAAAGAATACGTGCCTTTCAACTCCAAAACAGTGAAGGAATGAGTATGGTTGGAATAGTTCGGAAACGCAGCAGATCCCCCAGTAAAATCGGGTCTGGATTTGCAGGATCTAAGTTCACTTTTGGAACTTGGTCCATTGGCGTTGCCGTAGTACCAGATGAATATATGGAAGACGTAGTTGGAAATCCTACAGGACAAAATCCTTTATTGATTTCTAAGTTCGATCAAACCCCTATAGTCATCGATGGTACGGCCAGCAGCGGAGCTATCTTTAAAGGATATCCCGCCACGTGGTCCCAAACCAAACATAGCCACTTGACTCCAGTAGGTTCCTTTAGGGACGCTACTCAAGCTATTGCGGCATCTCATCCCGGTCAATCCGGGGTGTCTATTCCCAATTTCTTGTACGAGCTCAAGGATCTCCCCCATATGGTATCTTTTGCCATAATGAGAGCCCAGAGACTTTATAGGTTATGGCATAATAGAGGATGGAAAATATCCCATCGTAATCTCTCTTATTTCTATAACAAAAAGTCTGCCGGCGAGGATTGGTTAGATTACCAATTCGGCTGGCTACCCTTAGTATCCGATATAGCGAGCATTCTCGACCTTGGCAAGTATCTTGACCATAGGAAGAAAATGTATTCGTCTATACGCGGTAATACTTTGGTGACTGGGGGCAGTTTAGGATCTTTAAGTGCATTTTCAAAGTCTCGGACCCAAGTTCAGGGTTCCGGTGCTGCGATAGATGCAATCATCTCGTATACCACAACAAAAGAAAGTTGGTGGTCTGCAAGATGGAAAGTAGATCCTATTCGCTTCGGAAAACCTCTTACTAGTGATGTACAATCCAAATTCCTCGATTTTCTAGGGATAGGGAATGACATTCCAATACAATTATGGAATGCTCTTCCTTGGACCTGGTTAATCGATTGGTGCGTAAACGTCCAACCCATTATAGGGCTTATGGGGAACCGACAAGGTTGTCAGTTCGACAGGGCCTGTATAATGAGAAAGACCATCACTAAGATAGAGTGCCATCCCATCTTCGTACCAGCCGGTTTGACTGCTACGAGTGGGGGGCAAGATTTGACGCTCAAAGAGCGGCTTCTCTTTTCTCCGTCCTTCTTTCGATCGGATGCTGGATTCAATATTTTCCAGCCTTCGCACCTAGCGACTCTTGCGAGCTTAAAGGTAACGAAATTCGCAGGATCCTCGCGTTTTTAACACAAAGGATAGCCGTTATGGCATTTGCAGACCCTACTCCAGTAACGATCGGTGGCGTGGCCAAGAATTTGGTTCGCGTTGATTCCGGTCGTGGTGCGTCCGAGTATCGCCTCGTTGAGGCTACTCAGTCGTTCCAGATGTTTATCCGTAGTCAAGAGCAGAAGATTGAAGCTGATGGGCGTCGCAAATGGCGGCATAACATCAGTCTTCGTCAGACTGTCTTTGCTACAAGCACTGTACCTGAATTCATTCGAGAGGCGTCGATTTCAATGACGCATTACTCGACTGATGACGTGACCGCTTTCGACGATGTGTTGATTGCGGTTTGCGCCATGGGTACAGCTGCTAATGCTGTTAAGCTCAATAATTTTGAGTCGTAAACAGCTAAACATCTAACTGGGCTTTTCCGACGTAGTAATCATACTACGCCGTACTCCCTAAAAAGGAAGTATTATGGATACTGCAAGAACGAATACCGATCTCTTGAATATCCTTCGCGGTCTGTTTATAGACGTTGAAGAAATTCTTGAGCTTGGGAAAGACAAACTTCACTGCGACTTTGAAAGGGTCGCCTTGTCGTTAAAATCTAGGGGTTTACAAGTATTTCTTGTAGACTTTCCTTCAATTTGCAGTGGGTTGGAAATCTCACTGGAAATTGGCAATAATTCGGGACTGCTTGGTAAGCCTTTCACCTCGAAAGGTAAGCTGACCATTCTGTCTGAATTATATGCAAAGATTTTTAACGAAGATGGAGTCTTGTTGGTCGAACCTTGTATTGAGTCTATACGTTGTCTAAGGCAAATTTTCAAATTTGCAAAGAAACTTCGCATAGATTGTCCAGTCGATGCTACTAAGGAGAAATACCTTGAGTTCGCAAAGATTGAGCAAGAACTCGTTCTCCCTGTTTGTAGTTGGGGCTCTGATTACCTTAGTTGCCGCGATGGGTTTCCCCATCTTAGCAGCTTGGGCTTCAAGCTCTGTTCGACTACAGGAAGAGTCAACGAATTTGGCGATTCAGAAGCTACGTTATGGGGCTTTGCTGCCCTCGAACGTATCCAATGTCTTGCAGACCGGTTTGCCCGGTCCTTCAAATTCAGAGACACATGGTTCAAGCCGAAACACGGACCCGGCGCCGTTAGTGAACAATTTGAGTTCTCGAAATTCGAGTTCCCAACTTGGCCCTATCGACTAGAATCTGTGTTCCCTTTCGACTTAACAGGGTTGGTTAACCACCAAATCTGGGAAGGATCCGTTCCATTGGATCAATCTCAGCCTGCGAAGTTGATTGGGGTTCCTAAGGATTTTAGGGGACCGAGGCTTATTGCCTCAGAACCTATCTGCAGTCAGTTTGTACAACAAGGGATTATGTCCGTTATACGTGAAAACGTACGACGGTCACCCCTGCGGCACTCGATTGACTTCAGGTCCCAAGAACCCTCTAGGACTCAGGTACTTAGCGCATCTGCAGATCGACAGTTTTCCACTATCGACTTGTCATCTGCATCCGACCGTTTGTCCTGCGCAGTCGTTGAATGTATCTTTAGAAGGAATTTTTCCTTCTTACAGATCTTAAACGCTGCTAGGACTCCAGATATTCAATATCCGGACGGAAGGATTGAGCGAATGAAGAAATTCGCCGCTCAAGGCGCTGCCTTTACTTTTCCAATTCAATCCATAGTCTATTCTCTTATCTGTATGGGGGTGTTAAGCCTTCATACAGGGGAGTCTAGATTGAGCGAATTGGCTAAGCAAGTCCGCGTCTATGGGGATGACATGATTGTCCCCACGGACGTTTATAGGAAGATTTGTGATACGTTGGAGCTACTCCAATTACGCGTCAATCGTGGAAAATCCTTCTCCGAAGGATTCTTCCGCGAGAGCTGCGGTATGGATGCTTACAAAGGACAGGATATAACGCCTGCCAATGTACTCACAACTTTTCAATCTTCCGACCCGAGTACCCTAGTCTCTACCGTTGAATGCGCAAACAACCTCTTTTCTAAGGGGTTTGTCCATGCTTCGCGGGTTCTGCTAGAGACGATCCCGTGGAAGATCCGAAAGGATATTCCACATAAGGGCTCGGTATCTACCGTCTTTGGGATCCTTGGAGCTTCACGTAATGTGGGCTTAAGGAAAAGGTACAACACTACGTTGTGCCGCCCTGAAATCCGAATCCTTACAGTGGAAAGTAAGGTTAGGAAATCAGTACCCGACGGGCACTCACATCTTCACCAATGGTTCGTTGAGAACCCTTCCGCAGAGATACTCTGGGAATCTGGTGAAGTAACGAGTGTGAAGGCACGTTACCGCCTTCGATGGGTTCCTCTACATCGTGTAGAGGGG